ATTTATTTACATCACTGATCAGGTTGATTAATCCGTCACAGGAGTGCTAACTTTTTGCATTGACTAAATGCCTCGCTAGATAACGAGAGGGCTCTGGTCCCTAAGTCTTCTACACCACGCTGTCATAACATACTAGGCAATCCAGCTCCTAATAAGCTACCGTTATACAGTGGTACAGCCCCGATTTGGTTTTAATTGCATGAGGGAACGCAATGACACATTTTAACGGTAAGTGCCCAACCGGAGCCGCAGGATTACTCCTTTGGCAAATTGTCATGGTATTGAAGAAAACCTAACATATCAGCCCACTGCTGTGGGACATCCATGGTTCTCTTACCAAAGACTTTAACGAGCTCAAATCCGTATTCAGAATATACCATTGCAATAACTGTCGCTTCTGGCTGCAAAACGCTAATAACTTGCGCGTATTTGCGAGACTGATTACGAACTTTATTACGCTGAGGTTTACGATCGACCAATGACTTGGTCTCAATAACAATGAAAAATTCGTTATCCTCTGCATACAAAAGATCGCCCTTGCCATAATTATCGGCAATCACAGGATATTCCTGTGCGGTAGGTTTACCGAGGAGCTTAATGACACGCTCCTGTAATTCATTCTCATGTGTCGAGATCATGGCCTTTTCAGGCTTTCCCGACTGAGAATTAAGGATTACGTCATACTTTGCAGCATAAGCAGCCTTGCGCTCGTCATAAGTGGGAATTGGCTCCAAATATCCTCCAATTCCGGCTGCATCAGCAACCTTCTCCAACAAAGCGACTTTCTCGGAATAAACTTCCCGACCCGACTCAAAATACTTCAAGGCAACATTCTTAATGGCTTCAGCGCTAGACTGTTCCATGTTCAAAACCTTGGATTCGAGATGGGCGTGGAGCATCTTAGCGATACTCCCGTCCTCAATGATGGACCGGTACAAGTTAAACTCAGGATCCCACACGGCAAAGTGCTTAAGGAAAGAAGCGCTGCTCAAATGAATGAACGGCACGCTCTTAGCCTCTTTCTCAGCCATAGTGTAGGTAATGCCAACAGCGGCAAATTCCTGGGCAATCCGGGTGTGGTTGTAGGCATCATAGCCCTTCTTGACTGTCATAATGTTGTCATCACCATACGTCATAAGTGCAACCACGTCAGAATACTTAGGTACACTCCACCACTTGTCATCTTCAGCAATCTTAAAATAAACATATCGCATATACAGCGAATTGACTACTGAATTAATGATAACTGTAAGTGGATGTCCGCTCGGATTAGATCCGAAAAACTGGACTAAAGTTCCAAAGTAATCATAAGTTGGGTAAGTGATCTCGGAGGCAATGCCTCTCATAATGACTAGGTCATCGGCATCATAATTGCCAGATCGTTCCGCAATAGAGATAAGAAGCTTGAAAGCCGCGAGCATGAACTCGGGGCTCATACGTCCATCAAACTTAGCATAATCTCCTGCGATCGCACGGTCCCAACCGTACTTACCGATGTGTTCGAACAAATCGGTCCACTCCGGCGATTGAACAACTGTTCCGACGGCACACTCCGTGAGATTCTTATTGCGCTGAAATAATGCGGCAATACTAAG